GATCGTAGTGCTCAAGGAGCACCTCCATACTCTTGCCGAAGAGTTCCTTCATGCGTGCCTCAACCTCGCTTCGCAAGCCGTAGTTCTGTCGGAGGCAGTTCGCGATGATATTCATGCTCGCGGACAGTACCTCCTCGATCGAGCGTCCGTTCGCGGCCCTGACAAAGGCCTCAAACAGATCGCGGCCGACCTCGGGCTCGCGGAGAGGGTCTTTAGGCATCGAAAACAGCCCCGTAATTGACGTGGAGCAACCCCTGGAAGCGGCGAACTGCCCTTGGGAAGTGTTTTAGCACCTCCTGAGCGATCAGACCCACCTCCAGGGGAGCATCTGGCCTCCTGTAGCGGTACTCGTAGAGGCCCAGGGGGCCGTAGTCGCCAATTCTTCGGATATCGTGCTTCGCGCGCGCGTCGGACAGCTGGAAGATGCCCGAGACGTTCCACGTCACAGTGATATTGCCCCCGTTCGGGGTCACTGGGAGTCCGCCGCCTGCGGTGTCGTAGTACGACATGAGCCTCCAGGTGGTATTCGCGCCCGTGTTCTTGCGATAAATGACCAGGGCCTCCACGGAGTTCCCACTTACAGCCGTATAAGTGAGGTCCCCTCCATCAAATACCCCGTCCGTACTCGATACCGTTGTAGCCGTGGGCGTTATTCGTTGATCAGTGCCCACAATGGCATTGGGCGAGGTCAGGGTGGTCGCGTAGAACTGGTGCGTTGCCGCGTAAGTATAGACGCCAGTGTCCACGAGCGCGCAAAACGGACCCAGAGTAGCACTGTCAGTGATAGACGAGTCCGCGCTCGCGTCCATCAGAGCCTTTTTCCACAACGGATACAGAGCGGGAGCCATCGGTGATCTCCTTGGTTAATAGACAACCCAGTCGCCGGGACCGGCGAGTTCTCTGGTGGTGTATCCTATCTTAATGGCCTTGGTTTCGACCTTTTTCACGGGCGAGAAAGGCCTCGACATGCACGCATAGCGCCACTCGTCCGCGGCATGATCCTCGCCCTCGGTATTCACGTCTTCCATCTTGGTTACGTCGTGTTGGAGGGCTGGGATAGTGCGGATGCTTGCCGCGCACGTGGCGAAGCAATAGATCATAGGCAGCTCGTCGAACCCAACGAGCCGCGCACGCATCTGATCCCAGCCCCCCATCGAGCCCCGCTGGGGGACTCGAGCGTTGTCGGCGGCATGAAAAGGCCGCCGTTTATGCCTAATCAGGACCTTGTTCATTCGCTCGGCGATGCTGGGGCCCCCGTCCTCTCGGAAGCAGGCCGGGTCGAGCACCCCATAGCGCAAGGTCTCCTGATCCTCGCGCTCTGAGATGCCTTCTGCTACCTCTTCCGCCGTCATTTTCAGGCCGACGTTGATCGATGCCGCACCGTACCACTCCCTATACCGCACAATAGCGCCGCGTGGGAGCACTCTCCCATCAGTAAGTTTGTAATCATCCGAGACAATTGCCCACCAGCCAACGCTGAAGGGTCGGGCTGATCCCCAGTCCATCGACCTAAAACGCGCCCATTCTCGTGGAATAGCAAATGGATCTGTGACATGTTTATCATAGCGCCAACAGTCGAAGTAGGCGCCCTCGATTACAGTCCAGTCCCCTTCGAGCCAGGCGCGGACCATGGAGTCCGAGGATAGTCCTCGAAGCCTGTCCGCGTAGGTCGGGTCCGAGGCAAGGAGAATTTTGTTATCTCGGAGCTTAGCCGGGATGAATAGTCGGCGATGCTTGGTGACGGGGTCAAGTATAGGCTCGTATCCTCCCGGGGCGGGATCGACAAAGTAGGCCTTAACCCAGTGGTGACCAACACCTCCAGGATTGGCGGCAGCCCGTATTCGCTTAGTATGGATATTGTGAGCCGACCGGAGTCGGGCTCGTAGGAAGCGATAGCCGTAATCGGTAGGCCACTGGGTAAGCTCATCCCAGCCGATCCACGTGTAAGCGTGTCCCTGGTATCGGGTGGCATCGTGATCCCTCTCTATGTACCGCATCCTGAGGCTGGCCCCGTTGGCCCAGGACCAGGTTTTGGCCTGCTCGTGCCAAGATCCCCCTGAGATCGGGAATATCTCTCGAGCGCGGCGTAGTAGATCCTCGAGTTCGTTGTAAGTTCTGCGGAATACCACTCCCTGCCAGTACTGACCGTAAGTTGGTACATCTTGAAGAAAATCGCCGAGGAGAAAGTCACTTTTGCCCCCTCCCGCCGCGCCCCCATAGAAGAGTTCGGGGCACCAGTCGGCCGTGATCGCGTCAGTTTGCGGGCCGGGCTGAGGGCTCCACGCGACCCCGGTCGGGCTCTCCTCTGGGCGGACCTTGGGCCTCATGGGCTCACTGTCCAGCCCCCGCACCAGTCCGTTGGCGCGGGCGAGGGCCACATAGTCGCGGGATACGCGAGCGCGCTCAGCTGGGAGAGGATCAGGTAGGGCGGGCCCTTGCGACAATTTCCAGCCATGTAGAAGGCGCACGTCGAGCAGGATTGACCACTGGGCGGTCTAATAGGCATTAGTTTAGCCCTTTCCGGTCGTGGACCACCTCTACCTCACTTTCCGCACTGGACCCCGCCCCGAGTTCCTTGGCTCGCCGCTCTTTCCACTGATCGAAGTTTTCCCGGGGCGGCCGATCGATGAAGTCCCGGTCCATTTTCAGGGTGACCTCTTGGCCTGGGCCGTGCCCTGTGCGGTCTGCGAAGGTCTTTACCACGTCGATTAGCAGGGGAATGCTGAATGTCTCTGGGTTGTCGTGCAGCCGCTCTTGCAAGAGCTCGATCGCGTCGAGGGACATGTTGTTCATCCGCTCGGCGAGGTCGGCGAAGATGGACTTGGCCTCTGCGCGATAGTCCTCTACTAGGGCCGCGAATGCGGCGTCGTTGAGTAGGGTCGAGATCCTGGACTGATTGTACCCAGTAACCAGAGCCGCCTGGGACTGTTTCATGCCCGTGGCGAGGCACTTCGCGAGGGAGTGGTGCGAGGCGTGAATGCGGACGAGGGACTTGGGTTTCGTGCCGCGGTTAGTGGCCAGGGCCGCGATGTCGGCCTCGGTCAGGTCGCGGGCGTGCTCGATGAACAGCTGGCGGGGCACGTTCCCCATGAGGCGGGGGCCCGTCGAGGTGTCTAGGTCGTCGATGAAGTCATCCATCGGGGCTTTGCCCCTCCATATGGCTGGTCCTGAGGACGGAGTTCTCCCGCGGGCGCGAGTAGTGTGCGCCGGGCTTGCCCGGTTGTCAAGTAGTTTATGATGTGGCTTGCCACGAACCAGCCGTCGGACCATACATATGGCTCTTTGCCGCGTCGGCTCCCCGACATAAGGGGCGGAGGCCCCGAGCCGTATCGAAACATTTTATTCTGATATGGCGGGGTCACTCGATATGGCCATTCCCCCTCGGTATTCTGGCGGGGCTGAAGCGCCCAGCAATAAAAGTTCTTTTTTTAGCCCCCCGGCCTCTTTATGTTTCAATATTCGAGCCTGGTGCGCAACAAACAGCATGCATATATGCATACGTAACAATAGTGCTCGATGTGTATGATAACAGCACTATTATTTCTTTTTAGTCCACTCATACGCAACATAAGTGTGTCATGCATTATTGCATGACTCATCACGTTATTGTGATCACAGTCGAACCATATCGAGTTGACATGATCCCCCGTTGTGGTACTGTGTTCATACCGGATGGACATGGAGTCCGACGGGCCAACAAGGAGAGTCACGATGGAATACCTTTATCAGTGCAAAAAGAATGGACTCGAGTATCTCTACACGACTACCGTCGAGTTCACCGAACCCCAAGATGCCTACGCGTGGCGCCGCGGAGTCCGGGAATATGCCGATAACTATCATGCCTCGATCACGCGCAAGGGCTGGGAGGGCACGGACGCGGAGTTCGCCGAGGAGATCGACAAGTATTGCACCGAAGCGCGCGACAGGTTCATGGCGGGCGATGTCCCGGGCGAGCGGCAGTCTGCCGATCCCAAGGCCATGACCGCGAAACTCGCGAAGCGGTTCAATGTCGATCCCGCGACCCTGATGGCCTTCCTCGAGTCCCAGGCCGCGCAAGGCCGCGCAGCGTAACGAAACCTGGGGGCGCAAATGCCCCCTCCTTTTCTTGGGAGTCCACGGCAATGGAACTCTATGTCAGCCTGTCGATCCTGACCACACTGCTGGTTTTAGCGCTGCATATCTGGATGTGGAGTTGGGGGGCCTAGTGCCCCCTTTTTTTCTCTCTTTTTTGAGTAGTTTCTGGCTT